AAAGAAGGCTCCATTAGCACAAGCCTCTTGACAAGTCAAGTATTTTATGGTATAATAGTAGTATATAAACAAAACAGGAGAAACTCATTTGAGTCCTGAAGATGAAACATATTATGAAAATTATCTTGGGTTGTTCATTCATCCGGGTTGGAAACAATTTGTTGGTGAAGCCCAAGAACTCTTGAATGCTTATAGTATTGAAGAGATAAAAAACGAACAAGAATTATTTTTTGTCAAAGGACAACGAAGTTCACTATTGAACATCACTCGTTTTGAGACAGGAATAAAAAATGCAATTGACATGGAGTCTGAGGATGCTTAGACGATATGATTTCAAATGCATGACTTGTGATCACATTGAAGAGCAATGGGTAGATTCTAGTGATCTATTCGCAACTTGCCTTGAATGTGGTGACACCTCACAGCGGATAATCTCAAGTGTATCCTCACATTTCAAAGGCGTTGGATGGCCCGATGCCGATGATAAGTGGGCTAGGGATCATGAGAGAGCCGCTAAACGATAATATATCCATAATGCTACGGCACGGAGTTTAACAATATGGCACAATTACTTGATCGGAAACCCGAAGATCAACAAGAAACCCAAGAGTTTTCTACCTTAGAAACAATTTCGGAAGTGGAACAGGAAGCTGAAGAGCCAACCCTAGAGGACACTCCAGAGCCTGAAGAAGAAAATGAGATTCCTGAAAAGTATCAAGGAAAAGATATCAAAGATATCGTCCAGATGCATCAGGAAGCTGAAAAACTTCTAGGCAGGCAAAGTTCTGAAGTAGGTGAACTACGGAAAATTGTTGATGATTTCGTAAAGTCTCAGATTCAAGCGGCCCCAAGCCCACAAAAAGAAACTGACGAAGAAATAGACTTCTTTGCAGATCCTGAAAAAGCTATTGCAAAAGCAATTGAGAATCATCCGAAGCTAAAGCAAGCTGAAGAAACCTCACTGGCTATGAAGCAACAGCAGATACTGGCTCAGTTACAGAACAACCATCCTGATTTTATAGATATTATTCAGGATCAGAAGTTCCAAGACTGGAGAGACAGCACTTCAGTTCGACGTGAACTTTACGAACGAGCAGACAAGCACTTTGACTATGAAGCCGCCAATGAACTTTTGACACTCTGGAAAGAACGTCAAGGCATGGTAGCAGAAACAGCTAAAGTTCAAGAGCAAGATCGTAAGCGTCAACTGAAAGCCGCTTCTACTGGCAGTACAACAGGTTCTACCGAAGCCCCAAGTCGTAAAATCTATCGTCGTGCTGATATTATTAAACTCATGCAAACAGACCCTAAGCGTTATCAACAACTACAGCCTGAAATTATGAAGGCATACGCAGATGGGCGAGTTCGCTAACCTACTAAAGCATTAAGGAGCTTAACATGGCAGGTGAATTTTCTCCAACCGGTTCCGTCACCAATACTACTGCGGCTACGTTTATCCCAGAGATTTGGTCTGACGAAATCATTGCGGCATACGAGAAGTCTCTCGTTCTTGCTAACCTTGTAAATCGTATGCCAATGACGGGCAAGAAGGGTGACACTATTCACATCCCTAAGCCTCAACGTGGTGATGCGTCCGCTAAGACATCTGAAAATCAGGTGACTTTGATTACTAACACTGAGTTAGAAGTGCAAGTCGTTATCGACCAACACTACGAATACTCACGTTTGATCGAAGACATCACTGACGTTCAGGCATTGTCTTCACTACGTCAATTCTACACTTCAGACGCAGGTTATGCGTTGGCGAAGCGTATCGACACAGACCTGTTTGCTCTTGGTAAATTCCTTGGCGATGACGCAGGTACTGGTACTGACTGGGTACACTCTAACTCATTCTACATGGATGCAACTTCAGGGTTGACTGCATATGCACTTGACACTGTTGTTCCTGCAGACGTATTCTCTGATGCAGGTTTCCGTGCCGCTATTAAGCAATTAGATGACAATGATGTACCTATGGATCAGCGTTTCCTCGTTGTTCCTCCGTCAGTCATTCAGGCAATCCGTGGTGAAACCCGCTACAACTCTGCAGATTTCGTATCTGGTCAGCCTACTGTCAGCGGTCAAGTCGGCACACTTTACGGTGTAGACATCTACGTTTCAACTAACGCTCCTGTTATTGAAACGGCGGCGGCTAACTCTAACTCAACTTCAGACACTAAAGCAGGTATCCTTGGACACCGTGATGCGATGGTCTTTGTTGAGCAGATGGGTGTTCGCTCACAAACTCAGTATATGCAACAGTATCTTGCTGATCTGTTCACTGCTGATACTCTGTACGGTGTCAAGGTACTCCGTCCTGAGTCTGCTCTGGTTCTTGCATTCCCTGCATAACCTACCTAGCCCCCTCTACGGAGGGGGTTTCCTAATTCTAATCACTGGAGAGAC